CCAGGGTCGTTGTTGGGTCGTCAGTAAACGCTTTCTCTACCACGGCAAGGTCGCTTGCGATGGCCTCCTTTTCGCGCGCTCGCACGTCTGCCATCTCGTTCGACAAGAACGTCCGCGCCGTAATGTATTCCTCAGCGCTAAGACCCTTGGTCGGATCGTCGATGTTGTCGCGCCGCTGCTGCTCTAGGTCGGCAAGGATTTTTGAATGACGCTCCGCACCGGACAGCTCGTCACGCGGCAGCCCCAGGAACTGGTCGATCCTGGCTTGATCCTCGTCGACGGCGTAGCGATCTATGAGCTTGAACACCGCAGACTGTGCCTTGGCGTTGCGCTTCTTGGTCTCGTCCAGCGCAGCCTCCGATTTCCTCTCTTGCCGAAGACGCTTGCCGAGCGAAGCGCGTTGCGCGCGTTCGATCCTAGGTCCGTGCTTTTCGAGCTCGCGCTCGGCAGCGTCGAGATCGCCCTCATCCATTAACGTCGAGACGTAGCTGCTCTCAGCCTCGGACAGCGTGTCGTTGTAAAGCTGGTCGCGTTGCTCTGGCGACAGCCCGACGATCTGGCCGTATTCGTTAATCTCGTCGCGCAGGTCGACCCGCGCGCCCCAATCGCCGGCGGCGATGTCAGCCTTGTGTTGCCCGTAGCGCACCTTGCTTTGCGCCGCGTTTGCGACCTGCGATTGTTTCGACCAGTGGATGCCGGCGGCGGTCTTCGCGCGAGTAAAGTCGAGAGCGACAGCCTCCTCAAACATCTTGCGCGTTTCGTCGTCGTCAAAAGCCCCGGCGATCTTTTTGTATTCGGCGTCGAGTGCTTTCTCTAGGTCGCCAATGCCGTCGCGCGCGGCCGCACCTTTCTTGAGCAGGTAACCGTTTTCTCGACCTTCTAGCAGTTCTTTAATCTTCTGCGCCGCACGAGTCTGGCCTTCTTTAGCTTTCGACACGCGCGCGTTTCGCATGCCCTGCTGGCCAAGCGCGGCAAAGCGCGTAGCTTGCCGGCCCGTCATCGACGCCGTCTGACCTAGCATTTCTAGGCCTTCGTTTTGCTGCACTTGCTGCCCCAGCGGAGCTTGAAGAGAGACGGTGCTCGGTGCCGTCTCTTGCACGCCTGGTATGCGAATCATTTGATTTTCATGAAAGCGGTAGACGCTTGCAGGCCCGTTTGCGCGGCACCGCCGAGCGCTATCAGGCCGGGGTTAATGGCGTTTGCTGCGCCGCGAAGGTTGGCGGCTGTAGTGCGAGACGCGCGGGCGCGCATACGAGCGTTGAGCGCCGAGCGCCGCGCCTGTTGCGCTTGTCGCCGTGCGTTAGTGCGGATCGTCCGCGCTTCCATTTTGCGAACAAGCTCCATCGACGCCCGCACCTCGGCCGAGCTCCCGGCGGCAGCCACTACGCCACGGCGCGCTGAGTTGACTACTGCACGAGCTCGCTCTTGCCCGGCTTGCATACCGCGCCGCGAGACCTCGGCGTTGCCTGCGGAAATCATCATGAGCGCTTGCTGCTCAAAGTCGCTCGCTTGCATGTCTAGCTGAGTGCCTGCGAACTCGGCGTCGAGCGCTTTACCTTTAAGCGTTTGCTGCTTGGTCTGGGCGGCAAAGAATCCAGCCACTGCCTGGAGCCCAACAGCCCCGATAGCAAGAGTCTTGCCGACGGTCTTGTTCCACTTGGCCTCTGCCATGTCGTCGCCAGCCGACAAGTTAAGGTTGACGCCTGGCAGACCAACTTGCGGGTCGTTGAACGGGTCGTAAAGAATGCCAGCCATTTAATCTCCGAAAGATACACGCGCCGCAAGCGACACGACAGTTGCAGGAAAGGGCTTTGCTTGCCGCACTAGAAGCTGCCCGTCTTCGGTCCATTTCCCTGTCACCAAAGTGCGCTTCTCGCCGGTCGCCAGAGTCGCGCTGTCTTGCGCGTCAGTGACCGGTTGAAGGTTGTCGGCGTCAGGGCCCACGGCCAGGCCGGCGGCTTCGTAGAGTCGCAGCCACGCCTTGTCGATGTTCTTTTCTCGGCCAGTGCCCAGGCCCTCGACCTGGATCGCAATTGGCAGCGTCTGCAGGTCGCAGGTGTAGGCCAGGCCAACGTGCACGTTGAGGCCAGGCGACGCCAGGTCAACGTAGGCTAGGTCCGTGTCGTGCGCGCTAGCTACGGCCGTTGCAGCCGTGGCCTCGACCGAATCCGCAACGACCGCGCACGACGTGCCCGCCTGCCAGGCCGGCACGTAGACGCGCGAGCTCGCGAAGCGCCAGCTGCCCGACGCAAAGGTCGAGCCGGCTAGGCTGGCCGGCAAGGCGTCTAGCAGCAGGCCCGAGACGGACGCGTCGCTAGTAAAGCCGGTTACCTGCACGCGGTAAGTCGTAGTGCCGCTTGTCAAGTGCACTTCACGGCCGACGTCTTGGCTGTCGAACACCGTCTCGGTGCTTGAGTCAGCGGTGGTGCGCCCGGTCAACGTGACGGCTGCGCCGACCGCCAGGCTAGTAGCGTCTACCCGCACGCCAGCGGTGTAGGGCGCTGCGGCTGTCGAGTAGGTCGACGTGTGCGCGTCCAAGCAGGCCGCTTGCTTGATGTCAGAGACGGCGAACTCTTGCATGCGCTCTACGGTGTAGACCGTGGCACCGCTGCTGTTGGTGTGCTTCACAGACGCATAGACCACGTCCTCGTCGTCTTCGGGGACTACTGCGATCGACTCAAACGTGCCCGTCGTCTCGTGCTGGTGCCAGCCTTCGACCTGCTCTTCCGGCACGAACGTGAGGCCAAGCAGCTTGCCGCTTGACGAGCACGCCCAGACGCAGGGGAACGGAGCCTTGCCCGCGCCAAAGTCGGTGACCTCGAAATCGTCGAACAGGTGCGGAGCTCGCAGACTTACGCTTAGCGACTCGAACGCCGCGCGACGCGCTTCGTAAGCTAGCTTGCGGACGTGACCCCCACGCGCGGCGCAGTAGACGACGTGGTTAGAGATGGCCGCCGGCTGCGCGTTGTTCGCGCCGTCATAGCCTTCCTGACGCGCGAACACCGTCGACGGAGCCAGCGCGCCGTCGTCGGTCGCGCGCACGCGGAACTCGCCGGACAGGGTTAGCAGAATCAGATCGCGCATCCCCAGGATGTGGCGGACGGTCTGCGCCTGGTTGGAGTCCAGCACGAGTTTAAGCCGGTTATCGTCTTGGACCGGAAGCGTGAACGTGAAATCGAGCTCGCTGCCTGTCTTCGAGCCCCAGACTGTTTGGGGGTTGCTAGACGTTGACGCCAAGAACAAGCGCTGCTCGTGGCCGCCTACGGCCGCTGGGTAGTTCGACCCGGTGATCGAAGTGTCGGTGATCGGCGGAGTCCGCCCGAGGTCCGGCGCGATGTTGTCGTCCTCGAACGACGTCGTGTCCGACTCCCCGATGTAGCCGAACAACCCGTTCTCTTTCTTGTAGACCCGGTAGCGGTTGGCTCCGGTAATTGCGCTCCAGTTAACGGTGTTGGCGGCCCCGTTAACTTCCAGCACGTTAGTGCCAGTGCCCTCAGCTGACGCTAGCGATTCACGCCCGTCGTCATCAAGCGCCGTCACTTTGTATTTTTGCGTCGTGTCGACGGTCGAACTGCTGTAGTAGAAGTTGGCCGTGATGTCGAGCTTGTCGCTGCTGCCACCAGACGCCTTCTCCAAGCGCCTGCCGGTAAGATCGCGAAGACCAATCGAATTGCCTTGGATGCGATTAACAATGTAGCTCCCGGCAACCCAATCAGTTCGCGCACCGGTTAGTGGGTGCACGAGCTCGTGGTGGTTAGCCGACGATGTGCCTGTTTGGTCGATAGCTTCGACGTAGATAACGTCGCCCACAGCTACGCCAGGCGCAGTGCCCGTGAAGCACCGACTATCGCTGCCCCAGGTTCCGACCTCTTTAATAAAAACTGAAGAGCCGCGGTCAGAGACAACGCTGCTGATGGTCGGGGCGGTTAACGAGGAACCGAGCGACACTAGCACGGTCTTCCACGACGTGGCGCCCGCACGTTGGATTTCAACCAGCGCGTATGTGCCGGCGTTGTTTGCCAAAGTCAACACGTCGCCGTTCTGGCGCCACACCAGCTTGTCGAGATCAGCCTGTGCGTAGCTCACGGGAAGCACGCATTCGAGAGCGCCGTCGTCTGGCTGGCGGTGCCACTTGGCCGCGCCGGCGTCGAGCGGGTCGGTGCCTGACGACGTGTGCGCTTCCGCGCACCAGAACACGCCTTGGTTTACGCCACCCCCACCCTGCCAGTAGATCAAATCGCCAACCGCGTAAGCCGTCGACGCGGCCCACGCGGCAGGTAAGTCGACACTCTTAAACGCACGGATGTAGCCCGAGCCGGTGCCTGAGATGTTTAGCAAGCTACTCCCGCCAGACGACGTGTGCAGCTGGAACCGGCGCGCGGTGAACGTGGTCGAGCTCCCGTGCGCGTAGTAGGTTGTTCCGCCGCTGATCCCGGTCGGGAGCGTCGCGCCGTCAGCTGCCAGCACCTTTACTTGCGTGTCTTTCGTATACTCGTGGCGCTCTAGCCCGGTCAGCGTGTCGGCTGCGGTGTCGACCGCGACCGTAGCCGAGCCCAGGTTAAACGGAACCGCCCACAGCAGAGGGGCGCCTTGAGTGAAGAAACGGACGACTGACTTGCCAGAGGCGTTGCGGCTGATCTCAAGCGCCAAGCTCTGACCTGTCGAGTAGATAAACGGCACCATCCGCGGCGCGTTTGTCGCTGCGGACGTAGCGACGTGCCGGAACCCCGGCCGCGTGCGCGCGGGCCCCTGCGGCTTGACGACCCAGTTTTTAAGCTGGGCAGCCCCTGTCCGGTATTGCGTTGCGTCGGGGCGACCGTAGAGCTCGGGAGAGATCTCGCCGCCCGCAAACGAAAGCTGGACTGTCCGAGTGTTCATCGACGGTAGTTGCCTGGGTTGCTGCGGTGGCGCAGGAATACGGGGACGTGATTGCTGATGTCGACGTCGCGCTTGTGGTCGCTGTCGTGCTTAGTCGCAGTTCGCAAGACGTTCTCTGCCATCTGCGCTGCGGCCGCGGCTTTCTTCGATCCTTCTTCACCCTTGAGAATGGCGCCGGCCAGGTGGAAGACCAGGCGCCAGGCGAGCGCCGAGGTGAAGACGGTGCTCCACTTTGTCGGGTCGGTGACCTTGGCGACGTAGAGCATCAGCGCGTCGTTCAGGTCCGTAAGCAGCACGCGGTCGCCGTTGTCGTCGAGCTCGACCGTGTAGTCGTGCTGGCCGGTCGTGCCCATCGTCTTGTAGTTGTAGTCGACGTCCGACCGCACCAGGCTCAGCACGCTGGCGACGTTGTCGGGGTAGTCGTAGGCATACTTGTAGTCGACACGCGGAGACGCCGTGCGCTTCGTCGGCGAGACGGAGCGCAGCGCGAAGTCCCAGGCATGTCGCTCTAGTAGCTCGTCGCGCGCGACAGCCAGGAACTGCCGGCAGAGCTCGGCCTCGCGCGACGTGTCGGTGTCGACGTTGGTTAGCCGGCCAGGCTCGCCGAGGTAAGACAGCGCCATGTTGCAGACCTCGGTCTCGCTGTAGCCGCTACGCTCTAGCGCCTTAAACGCCGTGAACGCGCGCTGGCCAAGTAAGTCCATCTGCGTGCCGTGGTAGTGCTCCTCGTCAGCTGCAGCGTTGTCGCTGAAGACCGTGCGGTCAGCGTGCGACTCTAGGTCCGTGCCCGTAAGCGACCGGCTGTAGTCGTCAGCTAGCGCCTCGGCCTCGATCGCGGTGTTGACCGTCGACGCGTAGGGCCAGCGGGTCGTAGTAGACTGGTCCGATCGCGGCGGCACGTCCGTCGGGATTGTGGCTTGCAACCACTTGATGCGCTCCGGCTTGACCGGCGAGAGCCCGCGGTCGTAGAGCGCCTGGCGGACGGCGGCTTTAAACTGGTGCAAGTTCTTGCGGTAGTTGTTCGCGAGATACTCGACGCCGGCGTCTTCTTCGCCCTGGTTAAAGTGGACCACGACATCGGCAATGGTCGAGCTCTCTTCCGTCAGCGCCAGCTTGATGCCGTCAAGCATGTCGAGCAAGCGCGCGAAGCAACCGTTGGTCTCACCAGGCGCCCAGCTGAGTTGCTGGTTTAGGTCGGACCATCCGAACACAGCACCTGTGCCGTCGGCGTGCACTTCGCGGTGTTTCAGCGTCGTCTTCTCGAAAGCCAACGGGGCGTAGAGCGAGCGCCGGCCAGTGTGGCTGTGCAGGTCAAACGCCAGCTGCATCCCGGCGCTGATCCCGGCGGACTGTTGCGACGTCTGCTCGCCGTAGAACGACCCTTGCACGTAGCCGTCGAACGGCATGTAGCGACGCGGGATCGAGAATTGGCCAGGGTAGTTAAAGCCAGGCGGGTGCGGGTTAAACCCGTTATCGTTGTCAACCACCTCGGCGTAGTGCGTGCCGCTGCCCGACGCCGACGTCTGCATGGCGCTAGTCCCGCCATAGGTCGTGGTGATCTCCGCTGACGTGCCCGACCCCTTGCTGACGTAGTAAGTCTTGCCAGGCGTCAAGCCGTTGGGCAGCGTGCCCGTCGTGTAGAACTTGACCGCTGACCGGTCAGGCGCAGACAAGCCGACCGCTGTGATCGCCGAAGTCGTTGTTCCGTGCGCGATCGTCACCGTAGACAGGCCAGCTTCGACGCTACCGCGAGCTCGGCCCTCAAAGGGTGCCCAGGGCAGCAGTTGGCAGAACTTCTCGTAGGGCCGGTCGTCAGAGCCTACGGGCGTCGGCTCGATGACGAACACGTCGTCGACCGTTGGCGTGCTTGACCAATCACCGTCGAAGTGAACCTGCGTCAGGCCGGTCGAACTGTCGTAGCTTACGTGCTTGCCGTGCTTCCACTGGCCCACGTTAGCTCCTGACGTGCAGCGGATTCGCAAGCCAGCGATCGACCCGGCAAAGCGGTCGGCGTCGGTCCACGTTAGCGTCGTCAAGCTGTGCGTCGTCGTCGTGACCTCGGCACCGTCACGCGTGCTTGCGAAGAGCCACGTCGAGTAGGCATCAAGCCGCTCGACGATTGGCGCTTGACCGCCCCACGTAATGCTGAGAGCCGACCCTGCAGACGTGTTGGAGTTGGTGGTCAACGTCAGGAGCTCGGCACCTGGAGTCGTTGCTGAGTCGACAGCTTTAACGTAGTAGTCGCTGCCGGCGGTCGCGTTGGTCGGCCCGTCGCCTGTGGCGTAGCTGATCTTGATCCGCTCGCCGACGCAGAACTCTTGGTCGACGGCAACCGTGAGCCGGTCACTTGTGCCTTGCGTTGCGGTGTGCGCTGCGGGGACGAGCGCGACAGGCTGGCGGATCGGATAGCGGGTCTCCTTGTAGGGCGAAATGCCCATTGTCTCTGGCGTGCCGTCGATGGTGTAGCTGATAGCCGTGCCGCCGGGAGTTGCAGCTAGTTGGATGTAGCTAGTCGACGCACTGCTGGTGCTGTTTACGGTTTTGATGTAGTAGGTCTGCCCGTCATTCCATTCGTCGCTAGGGAACAGGTCGCCTAGGTCGTGAACGACCACGGCGTCGCCAACCGTCAGCCAGTTCGCTAGCGAGTGCTCGTTTACCACATACCACTCGTCGTCTGTTCCCGTGTTAGGGCTACCGCCGTCGGGCGTGCCCTTGGTCAGCAGCTGCATCTTGTCGGGCAAGGCCGCTGTGTAAGGCCACGACGCGGACGCCGACGTGTCGAGGGTGAACGCTCGACCTTGCCGAAGCGGCTGCTTTGGCGAGTGCAACATTTTGAAGCTGCTTGACGTAGAAGTCCGAAGCGTAGAAACCGCCGATAACGCAGGGTTGTTGCGGACGAAGCCGCCCAGGTAGGCGTCGAGCACGAGCGGGTCGTTAGCGTCGGCAGGTGCCCGCTGCAATCGCAGGTCGACGGTGAACTCCTCGTTGTCGTCAGGCGCGGGCGTGAACGGCGGATCGACAACCAAGCGGCCGCCGTAGTCAGAGCCAAGGCCGGTCGGTGCGTAGGTGTGCGTCGAGCCCGTGCGCTTGCGCGTGATCAAGAACGGGGACGCCGTGTTGTTGACCTTGTAAACTCGCGCCTGTCTTGACGAGCCGAGCACCAACTCGGCCACCGAGGTTCCGCTTGGCCACTTGGACATTTTGAACGTAGTCGTAGAGCCTACGTTCGTAATCTTGTAGGGCCCGTCGTCTACTGCGACATTCATCGAGTTCAACAGCTTAAACACTACAATGTCGTTCACAACCAGGCCGTGCGCTTCGGCTGTCGTCAGCGTCTGGTTGCCTGCGGTGCCAGACACGGCGCTGATCTTGGCCGCGTTATCGCTAGCCATCCGGCCTGCCTGGACGATGAAGTTAGTAGCAAACTCGACGCCCTTGTTGGGCTGTGTTTCGCTAGTCGCGGCGACGACGCTGTAGGTGCCCGGCACGTTGCGTGCGTGAGCCGTTGGAGTTTGGAGCGTCGAGCTCGGGTTGTAGAACGTCGCGACGCGAACAGCGTCAGATGCAACGCCGCGCAGGTTGACCGTCTGCCACGTCCCGTTGATCGTAGTGCCGTAGACGTCAGATTGCGGGCCGCCTTTGAACGTCGCGGCTAGCGTGAAGTCGTCGCGGTAGCTGCCAGCGCTGACCTGCTTCGCGCGCGAGCGGTCGATGCCAGGTGACCGCACAGCGAGCTCGGGGTGTGCGTCTTCCCAACCTTGAATGTCCCCGAGCGGCGCAGCGTTCGACGACCCGAGCTCCAGCACTAGTGTGTAGTCAACCATGATGCTTTATGTAAAAAGCCCTGCCCCCGCGAGGGCGGCGACAGGGCTATCAACTCACTCTCTCACACGAACAATCTGCTACAACACGTCGTCGATTTCGGGCTCCGCGCTCGTTTCCGCGCGCGGCACGTTCGACGTCACCGGGGTGGTGTCGCCGGCTTCGAGCTCCAGAAACAGGTTTGCGTTAGCTGGGCCGTCGTAGACAAACTCGGCTCCTTCGTTGTGAAAGACGTTGCCGACGTAGACTTTTTTGAGCGCGCGCACGCGACGTTTCTGGTTTGACATGGCTGCAGATTAGGTTGAAGTGCTGGCCGGGTAGACCCGCGGAGTAGTGCTCTGGTCAAGCGTTAGCTTCGTCGTGAGCTTACCAGCGTCAAACGGACCACTGGCGACCGTATACTTCAGCCCGAAGTAGCGCCGACCGTTCAGGACGCTTGTCGGCGTCCCGTCGTGCGCGTAGATCGTAAGGTCTTCGCCAAAACGGTAGGAGCGCAGCGGAAAGAAGTATTGCGAGTAAAGAGTCAGGTTAGCCAGCGCAAGCGCCGGGCCGAGGATGATCTCTTCTGCGTTGGTAGTCAGTCCCGTGTTGTCAGCCACGACCCCCGTAATGGTGAGCGTAGCGTCCGTGCCGGAACTGTCGCTGAAGTCGGCGCCCACGATTTGCGTGTGCACGTAGAGGGGCGCGCCCTCGCCGAGATCGCGCACGTCTTCGAGGTCGATTACGTTCGTCGAGTTCGCCGTTGCCGTAATCGCTTGCTCTTCCGACAAGCGCCAGTTGTGTTCGATAAGCATGATGCCTCCTGATGGGCGGGCCGCCGAAGCGGCCCGCTAGGGGTTAGACGGTGAAGCCCGACTCGTGGAAGTGCTTCAGGTTCTGCACGCCGGTGCCCTTGCTCATCGTCAACCACGCCTGCACCTTGCCGGCGGTGAACGCCGTGCTGACAGCGTTCACCGCGCGAAGCGAGATAAACTTGCCGTTGGGAGTGCCGTCGAGGTCGAGATCCAGCGGCTTGATCGGGATCATAAACAGGTTAGCTACCGCCGGGTTCAAGATCCCGGTGTCCCCTTGGGCAGTCAGCTGGGCCTTAGTAAAGGCCCGACTAAGCCCGAGCGAGTAGAAGCTACCGCCTGCGTTGTTGGTCGCCAGACCGACCTCGAACTGGCACGTCGGGTCGCCGGAAGAAGCAAACGATTCGGTGACGTTGATCGCTACGACCAAGTCCTGCCCCGCGCCGAAGTCGTCCCAAGACTGGGTGTCCCCCGGCAGGGTGATGACGTCGGGGGCATACTCCGTGTCAGACGCCCCCAAGTCGGCGCCCAAGTCCCAATCGTTGGACTTGGTGAAGTTCAAGCTGATGTCAAGAAAAGCCATGATAGTCCTCCTTAGACCACGCGAGCTTCGGCGTTGATGATCGCGTCACAGCGACGGATCGGGATGCCCATGAAGGACAGGTATTGACGTGCCGTGCCGAAGCTCGACAGACCTTGCTCGATGCCCAGCACCGAGGATTGCTTCTCCATCGCCATACGCGACAGCGCGGCGTGAGCCGTGCGGTTCATGTAGAACGCCGGCTTGCACATGCCCAAGTTCGGGATGCGGTAGATCGCCTCCGCCATGCGGTGGATGATCATCGTGCCGTAGTCGGTAAGCTGTTGCGCCCCTGAGAAGTCAGAGAGCTCGCTGACGTCGACGTTGCAGATGCGAGCGGCGTAGCGCCAGTCCTTGACGACCAGGCCCAGCTTCCAGCAGAACCAGTCGACGAGCGCCTGCATCTTACCGGTGTAGGTGCCGGTGCCGTCGGCCGCCGAGTAAACGTCGACCGTCTGCTCGCCGAGATCCTTCTGTTCCAGGCCAGCGCCGCTGCCCTTCGGGAAGATGAAGTGGCAGGTCTCATCCGACCAACCCATGAGGTAAATCGACGTGTTGTCGGAACCGGTGCCGCCAGCGTCGAAGATGTTCTGCGCGTTGCCCGCCGACAGCGACGAGTAGCGTGGGGCGATGCCCATGAACTTTTCGGGGTTGGCGGCCGTGTTCCCGTAGAACATGGTGGTCGCCATCTGCTGGTTCATGGCCTCAAGGCGCATGCGAGCTTCCGACAGGCGCAGCGCGCGCTCGTCGTCTTCCAGCTTCGCCAGGGCGATGTCGACCTCAGAACGCGACTCCAGCATGCCGATGCCTTCGTCGATCTGAGCCGTGGTGCCGTGGCTCGGGTAGATACCTTGGTTGACCTGGCGCCAGTAGACGTCTGGCAGGCCGGTCGCGACGGTCACGCGGTGTGACGTCGGGCCGTTGGCCATCTTGAAGACGCCGTCGTCGAGGATCTCGTTCGACTGCGACAGGATGTTCGCGATGTCGGCCATGCCGCCGTCTGGATCGCGACGCTTGGCCCAGTCGGCCAACGTGAGGTTGGTAGTTGGAAGGGTTGCCATATCTGCTTACTACTTCTTTTTGCCGTAAAGGCGGTCCATCGTGGGTCCAGGGTCGTTGAAGACGTCCCCTGTTACTGCGCTAGCCGGCGGCGAATCACCGCCGGTTACGACCTTGTCCTCGCCTAAGCGATTCCCGAAGTAGCGGAACATCCGCACCATCTCGGGGTGAACGTCCAAGCCGGACGCCTTTAGCAGCGACTGCAGTTCTGGAGAGGCTCCCAGGCGGTATGCCTTGCGCGCAAGCCCGACACTTTCTTCGAGCTTGTCCCTCCCGATCTCAGGATCGGACGCCACCTCGTTCGCCCAGGTTTGCACCTGTGCTTGGAGGGCCTCTTTCTGACGCTCCGCAATGCGCGGGGCGACAGAGTCGATCAAAGACTGAGCCTTGTCTTGTGGCAGGTTCAGTTCTTTGGCCGTCGACTCAAAAGTAGCGAGGACATCCTTGTCTAACGAGTCGACGCCTTCAGGTGTCGAAAACTGCTCGTAGACTTCGGGTGCTCCTTCAGGGGCGACGGGCGCCGGTTCTTCAGAGCTAGGCTCTGCAGAAACTGGCGTCGACTGGTCGGTCGTCTGCTGGTCAGCTTCGCCCTCGACAAGACTGACTGAGCTCTGCTCGGTCACCTCGGTTTGGGTTTCTGCTGGAGCCGGCGTCCCTTCTTGAAGCTCGGGGGTGGCGGTCTCTTGGGTTTCGGTCACGGGTTCTCCCGTATCATGGTGGCATACGTTTCGGGGCAGAGCTCAAAGATGCGATCGACGAGTTCCGCTTGCACGAAGTCCGCGACGCCAACATGACGAGCCATCGTCAAGCTGTGCGTATCGAAGTTCTTGGAGCGGTCGCGACCGCGCTTGAGGAGTCGCGCTACGATGCGACGACCCCACTCTGCGCGCATGAACCTGACGAAGTCTTCGTCTTCAAGACCGGCACGGGCGCGGCCTCGCTGAGTAGCGATTGCGCGATCCGTTTCGATTTGCGACTTAGTCTTCAGCCCAGGCACGGGGCGGAAGCTAGCACGGCTCCGTGTTTGCCTGGGCCCCTTCGTTAGCCGGGTGGTAGACCATCACTGCCCGGCCGCAGGCCTGGCAGTGGTAGTTGGATTCAAAAGCCCACTCGGTGTCGTGCTCGTCTGAGTGGTCTCCGCCCCAGGTAAGCTCAGTGCCGCAAAGGCATTTCATCGCTTCTTGGCCGTCTTCTTTGCCGTCTTCTTGACCGCCTTCTTACCCATCTTCCTGCCGCCGGCCTTCTTAGCTGGCGCCTTGCGGCGCCCGTAATCGCTTGACTTGTATGGCATGGTTCCTCCTAGACAGGTAGTGCCTTAGACATGACCCGGCCAACCGTGTCGGTGACCCAGTCGGTGACAGCTTGGACAGCCATGGCAGCTTCGGCTTGGCCCAGGTTTGCGACCGTCGCTTTGACGACCAGCACCTCGGCTTCGGCTGCTGCTGGGTCCGTAAGGGCCAGCATGGCTAGGCGCCCGCCGTCGGCGGCAATCGCCTCAAGCATTTCCTGCTTCTCAGGAGCAGTAACCTGTGCCTTGAGGGTGTCAACCAAGGCAGAGACGTCGGGAGTCATGTCGCTCATTTTGCTTTCGTGTTCGCGTCGATACGCATCTTCCAAGACTTCAGCAGGCGGATACGCGCCGCCTTGTTTGCATCGCCGATCTTCTCGTCCGCTTCCAGATACTGCTGGTAGTGGGGAGCGATGGCGTCGTAGGTGAGGCGGTCAGCCTCGACGTATGCGTCGGCAACGCTGATGCCTTCGCACCCTGAGAACAGCGCGAGGGCTGCTACGGCACAGAACTTCTTCATTTGGTGTCCTTGGGTTTAGGGGTGTCTGGTTTCTTGGCGGGCGGCTTTGGCTTCGGGTCGTGACCGTTGCCGTTTGGTTCATCTTGCGGGCTACCCTCGGAAATAATACTTCGGAGATTGGCCATTAACCCTGTGACCAGGAGAGTCAGCAGGGCTGATGCAACAGAGACCGACTCGTCGGGAATTGCGCCTGTGCCAAGCATGACGATGAACCCGCCGATGAGAATGCACAAGATAAACGGCGTCGTCTTGGCAAGGTTGAGTCTCGCAGCCTCAGTCGCTGACGTGTTCAGCTTGATGCGGGCGAGCTCAAGTTGGATCTCTTCGCGACGCATTTCGCGCTCGGCCTTCTTCTCGGCTCGCTCGCGTTCGACGATTGCCTTGTAGCGCGCTTGAGCCTCCTTGGTCTCTTCGCGCTTCATCTTCAGAGCTGCACGTTCGTCTTTCACGATGAACGTTTGGCCCTTGCTCGAATTGTTGTCGGGGAAGTCGTCATGCTCTGATGCCATGGCTAGCTCATAGGTATTTCGTCAATAGTGCTGCCGTCACCGGAATGGCACCGCCTAGCAATCCCGCTAGGCCGCAGCGCACTTCAAGCGACGCTATTTTCTTCTCGATGTCAAACAGTCGAGAGTAAAGCTCTCGCATCTCGCCTTTGAAGTTGTTGCGCTCTTCACGGATCTCGGCGGTAAGCCTGTCGATGCTGTCCATAACCAAGCGCCGGTATTCGTCCCAGCCGTTGCCGTTGACCTCAGACATATTCCACCGCCACGGCGTAGACCTTGAAATCGCTGTTGGTTGTCGAGGTGTCCCACTTCTGGTGGAACGACAAGGCTAGGTCGCCGCTGTCAGTTTTAGCGATTGCGTCGTTACCCCAGATACCATCCTTGGTGATGCCAAAGATGTTGGAGATGCCGTCTGATGAGTTGTATTGGCCGGACACGCGCCACGTTCCGCTGACGAACTGAGCGCCCGACGCCCGGTAAGACAGTTCGAGCTCCATGCGCCAGATCGCGTCGTCGGCGTCGTCTGAGATGCTGCCCGCCGCCTCGTGGATGTCGGTGCCGCCCAAGCGCACGACGGCCCTAAAGTTTTGCCCGCTGCCGCTGTTCTGCTTGAGCGTGCCGTGAGCTACTACGCGCACGTTGCGGGTCGCCAGTGTGTTGCCAGGGATCGTAAACGAATACCACTGCGTGATCGTCGTGGTGCTCAGCGTGGCGTAGGGGTTGCCTACTTGCCGGTCTGCTCGCAGGACATGCGTGTTGGCTAGCTTGGCCTCGGTCACCGCGTCGTCAGCGATCTTCGCAGTCTCGACAGCGGAACTTGCTAGCAGCGTAGACGTGATAGCAGACGAAGCAATCTTGCCACTGGTGATCGTTGTTGCCGCCATCTTGTCGGCGGTCACAGCCCCGTCGGTAATCTTGGCCGTGGTCACTGCGCCATCCGCTAGCAATGCGCTGGTCACCGCGCTGTCTGCGATGTGCTCGCTGTCTACCGCATCGTCGGCGATCTTGGCCGACGTAACCGCGTCCGCGTTAATCTTGGCAGTAGTTACCGCGTTCGCCGCGATCTGCGTTGCCTGCACCGCGTCAGCGGCGATGTGCTCGTTAGCCACGGCGTCGTCTTCGATCTTGGCGCTGGTGACTGCGTCGGCGCAGAGCTCGTCGGTGTCGACGGAGCAGTCCGTCATTTTCACCTTGGTGATCGTATTGTCGGCGATCTGCGTAGCCGTGATCGTGGTGTTCGCGATCTGCGTAGCCGTGATCGTAGTGTTTGCGATCTGCGTAGCCGTGATCGTGGTGTTCGCGATCTTGGCTGCCGTGACTGCTTGCGCGTTGATCTTGTCGGTGGTGATCGCGTCAGATGAAATCTGGGTAGTGCCAATGCCGCCGCTAGGGACGCCTAGCGTTGACGGGCCTGTGGTGAACGCCAGCCCGTTGCCTAGCTGAATCTCTTCGACGGCGCCCGAAGACGGGCTCGATTGCGCGTTGCCGATCAAACGCGCAGCCGTAGCGGTGAGACCAAGCCCGGTCAGGCTACCGCTGACCAGGTTGTTGGCCGGCTCCCAGACGTCGTTCGTAGCGTCGTAGACCAGGGCCTGGCCGTCAGTAGGTTCTACTGTCGTCAGATCGACGTCTTGCAGTTCGCCAAGCTCAGTAGCAAACCCAGCCCGTCGCACGTGCCGGCGAAGCTCTGGGCCGACAATAGGCAAGGAGCCGGCCTGGTCGACAGGGGAAGCGCCGCGGCCTTCGTTCGGCTGTGGGTGCCTACCGAAGCTGCCTTCCCTGTTACGTTTCATCAGCTACCTGCCACCTGCGTAAACTGTTGCTCGGGAGGCGCCGGAGCCATGGACTGCGCTTTCGCAAGCTCACTAGCGACGCCGGCCTGTTGCTGACCCATCTCGGCTTGCGCCTGGGCAGCTTGCATTTGGTTACGCGCCTCGCGGAGCTCGTCAGCGTCTTCGCGCGAAACAAGCATGCGGATCGGGACGCCCAGCCGGTCGGCCAAGTCTTCGACAAACTCGTCAGCGTTTAGCCGGTCAAGGATTTCCGGCTTCATCTGCGCGGCCGCGCCGGCCGTCGCCATAAACCGGTCAATGCTCTTCGCGCCAACCGCGCGCTGCGTCTGCGCCAGCATCGAGACAAACTCGATTTCGACATTACCTCCGACAAGCTCTTCAGGGATTGGCGGAAGCTCGCCAGCTTCAAGCAAGTAGTTAAAGGTGAGGTTGACGAGCGGCTCTAAAAGTTCATTGTGCAGTCTTTCGAGCGCCGGCCCGAGCATGAGTAGTTTCTCTTCGTGCCGCTCGGCAACCTCAGTTGCCGTCATGTTCTTATCGGTGTTCGCGATCATCAGGAACATGTCTGCGAACCAGCAGCTGTTAATGCGCTGCCGCACGTCTTGGATGTCGAGCAGCAACGGTTGCAGCTGCTGACCTACCTGCCACAGCGGGCCGCCCCGGTTCGCGCCGGTCGCGTCGGTGTAGTTCTTGCCGCCAGGCGCCAGGTCGACTTCCTGGTTCTTCATGTCCGACGGTAAGATCATCGCCGGGTCAGACGCAAAGTCGATCATCTGACTCTTGCGATACTGCTCCTGCTGCAGCTGGATCACGTCGCCGAGCCCGTTCATGCCGGGTCCGCTGCCGTAGTCGTCGCCAGGAATCAGCGACCAGCGCGGAACCACCGCAGGGAAACGGTTAAAGCCAGACTCGCGCAGCACCTTGCTACTGCTGTCGGGCTGCTGTGCGACCTCCCAGTAGACCGACCGCCACGGCATGTTCTGGTTATCGCTTGCCCTGAAGTCACGGTCCATGCGCGGCTCGATCGCGTGGCGCACGGTGACAGGCTCGTCCTGACCGCCGTTGTGCGCGAGCGTGCGAACTCGCTCGCTGACCTTGTCGATCCCGAACTCGCGCACGACCTGCGCGACCGACATCTCCATCTCGCGGTAAAGCGTCTGCACGTCACCGTCAGGACCTGACGCCGCGCGGAACTGGCCGAACGGCAAGACGTGCATGTGCACGGTGCGCGTCGGGTGCGGCACGAGGATCGCCGCGGCCGTGCCGTAGAGCGGGCAGTCCGTATAGATCTGCTGCAGCGCTCGGTAAACGTTAGAGCCAGAGAACGTCCGCAGGATGATGTTTGTAACGTCATCAAGGAACACGCGAATGTCGTGCTTGCGCGCGAGCTCAGGGTCGCGCACGCCCATGCGGAACCACGGCCGCGCCGGCGAGCTCGCGCCCGCGGTCAACCCCGCGGACAGGATCTGGATCGCGCGCTGCGGCGTGTTGTCGATAATGTCCTGGTTCCGCATACCGCCTTCGTTCCGGTCTTCGACCCAGAACCGACCCGACCACGGCAAGTAGTTGCGCGAGATCTCTTGGCCGTGGCTCTTCCACGAACTGAAGATGGTGTCGAGGCGGTGCCACCGATCCTGCATTTGCTGGACCAGGGTCTGCCCGCTCTTGTTCCGTTGCTCGGCGGCTGCGACCATAGATTACTCTCCTAGCAAGGCTGCGGTGCCTAGACGCATTTGCTCTGGGTCGACGCCACCGGCGCCGCTCAAACGCGTGCGGTTCATCGTGCCTGCCGGATCTTGCTCAGCTTCAAGCAACGCGGCCGCGTCAAACTCGTCGCGCTCGGCCGCTGCGTCTGTCATGGCGTCTTCGCGCTTTTGCGAGATCATGGCTGACTCTGCAGCGGCTTTGTCGTCTTGCCGCCGCCCTTCTGCTTCATCGGCCGCTTTCTTTTGCAAGACCATTGACGTGCCTGCAGTTGCTGCGCCGACAGCGGCAGAGATAAGCGCCGCGGTTCCTGCTCCGATACCCATTAGAGTTGCTCCTCGTAGATCGTTTCGACTTTCTTGAATCGGTCTTGCCCGTCGAGCGCGCGCTCGAACCCGGTGTCGACCTTAGCTGCCCACAGCACCGACTGTGCGCGTGTGCTTTTAGCCGCGCGGCTCATCGCCGACATCAGCTGACTGCACGCAGACGTGCTCCGGTAATCGGGGTGCACAAACAAAGCGTCGACGTGCACGTAAGACCAACCGGAATGCTGTGGGTGCGTGTCTAGGTAGAACCCAAGGACGTAGCCGACGAGACAATCGTCATGCCAAGCACCGAACATCAGCAGGTTGTGCCGAGCTTCTGCGCGGTAGTAGCTACCCCACTCGATGTTGAGTTCGCGGTGCCCTGTCTCCAGGGCGTTTGCTTCGAGGAGAGCGGCGCCCTCCTCTTGCATGTCGCAACACCTTAGCTTGTCGATACGGACATCCACAGAGGCCCAGGCTGCCACAGCGCGCGTCAGCCCTGGGCCCCTTAGCGCTTGCGCCAGTGCTCCATCGGGTGGTAGCTACCCCTACGGCCTTCGTTGCGCGGGCGTTGCGCTACCGGGGGTGCGAACGGGTGCGTCGGGTCGTAATCGACGTGGACGTTGGGCGGGGGCAGGTCGGCAGCGAACGTAAGCGCCAGCGCGTCACCGATGTCGGGCGACCCGGCTTCTGGCAGGCGGGCGCGGATGTCGTCCTTAGACTCTAGCTTGTAGCGGCCGCGCGCGTCGAACTCGTAGACCGGCGTAGCTAGCTCTTGCTTGAGCGTTAGCTCGTCGTGGATCGCGCCGCCGGCGGCGAGCCAGTCCCGTAGCTTGAACCACATCTCGGTGCGCTTGTTGATGTAGAGCTCCTCCTTGGCCGCCTTACCGCCGAACGGCACCTCGGTGACCGAGTAGTGCAGCTGGCGCAGGCGATCGATCACGCCCGTGTCTGCGGCGTCAACGAACACGGCGTGCGGCTTGTGCTGCTCGATCTCTTGCGTGACGCGCGCGGCCAGCTGCATGTTGTCGAGGTTCCGCATCACGATTGGCTGGAACATCTGCAGGCCCTTGCGCCGCACGATCACCGAGCGGTCGTTGCCGAACCGGGCGCCATCGACGCCGAGCACGACCGGCGACGCGGCCAGGTCGCCGGGCGCGTAGGTGCGCGCGCCCGATAGCTGCACGTCGTTCAACGAGATCAGCTGGTCGTCGCCTTGCGCCGAGAAGTCGCAGAGCATCTCACGGGCAAAGGCTTGCTCAGACATCGTGTCGCGCATCTCTTCGATTTCGCGGGCCGACAGGCCTTCGGTCTCGTAGCAGGTCCAGAGCCCGACATACCAGTCGTCGCCGTTGTTCATGCGTTCGAGCCCGACGTGGTAGATCTGGCTGAACAGGTCAACGCGCTTGACGGTGCCGATGAACAGCGCGCCGCCTTCACGGTCTGCGAGCGCCGGCCGGCAGACCTCGAACCATAGCTCAGGCTTCATCTGCGCGACTTCGTCGAGCACGGCGAAGTCGAGACGCAGACCACGGAGAGCGTCGGGGTTGTCGGCGCCGAACAGCCGGATCAGCGCGCCGTTGTGCTTGAGCGAGATTGACAGTTCCGACTCGTTGATTGTGACGTGCCCGGTCTGCACGAGCGGTGCGACGATCTGCTTGAGCCTGGCCCACGCGACCGCCTTCGCCTGCTTCAGCTGCGGCGCCACGTAGACGAACACGCCCAGCGGCTGCGCGAACGTCATCGCGCGGTCGAGTAGCTCCATCATGGCTAGCTCGGTCTTGCCCGCGCGCCGGTGCAGGACCAGCACGTTGAAGCGTCGCATGCGCGTGTGCGCCTCGCGCTGCCAGTCGCGCGGCTCGTAGGGGATCGTTAGTCGCATTTGAGTTTGTCTATCTCGGCTTGTATCTCGGGACGGAGCCAGGTGCGCGTCTCGCGGTCAAGCTCCTCTTGTAGGTGGATCAGCTTGTTCACGCGCATGCACTCGGTCACGTCGTTCTCGCGGTTGTCGCCGCCTTCGTTCACCCTCATCACCTTACGCAGCTTGCCGATGTTTAGGCGCTTCTCGCCGAGCCGGCGCAGCGTGCACGCGCGACACTTGCGCCGATGCCGGCCGTGCTTGTCGAGGTAGTGGTAGGTGTTTGCTTCGGTCCACTCGTGGCCGTGCTTGCAGTGAGTGTCTTCGTAGGTCATTGCGGCACGTAGGTCATGGACACCTGCGGGGCCTCGACCTCGGCGAACTGCCCCTCTTCCTCGGGGTTGTAGACCGTGGCGCGGATGTAGGCCTTGTCGCCGGCCAGGGCGACGTCGGCCTCGTCGGCGACCAGCGCGTCGCCGACGTAGTCGCCGGCCAGGTTGTAGAACTTGCAGGACGTGTAGCTCATAGCAGATCCTCGATGTCGTCGGGCTCGGGCAGCACACGATGCTCGGCCTCCTTCACTTGCTCGGGCGCTCGTGGCACGCCGGTGATGACCTGCAGCGACGCGGCGCCGCTGTGCTCGGTCTTGGTCTTGGGCTGGTAGTCGTCGAGCAGCCGCTCAGCTGCCCACTGCCTGGCCTTGATGCGCGCTTCCATCGCGCGCACCTGCAGCGCGTCGGTCGCGAACTCCAGTTCGTCGGCGAGCGCGATGACCTCGTCGGCCTGCTCACGCACGTAGTCCTCGCGCGCCTGGCGGTAGGCGTCGAGTAGCTCGGGGTGCCGGCGCAGCGCTGCGCGGAACTTGAGCTTCGTGAAGCCGCCGAAGTCGCCGACGTTCTTGCACGCGTGGTCGATGCGGACGCCGCGCGCGACGCGGGCGATCACTAGCTCTGCTGCTTCTTTGACTGTCATTGCATACTTGCGACTCACTGCGGCCGCTCCTGTTGTCGTAGATACGGCCGTCGCGTGTAGCGCAGCCACTTCCGCACGGTCTCGTATGGCTGCCCCAGCTGCGCGGCGACCTGGCGGAACGTGAGCCCGTGCACCTCGCGCAGGTCGCGCGCCTGGCGCACGACGTCATCGCTGACCTTCGCGCGCGGGTGGCGCTCCTGTGATTGGCGGCCGTCAGCCATCGAAGCTCCCGACCACGAGCACCGCGCAGATGATCAGCACGAGCCACACGAGCAGCGACACGACCAGCGCGATCAGCAGGCCCTGCGGCTCGCGCTCATCCCACCAGTCACGGCCGCGGCGCCTCATCGCCGCGCCTCCGGCTCGACGGGCCACGCGCGGTTGACCTGCTCGCCACACCAGTCCTCCTCGTCAACGAGCGGCCAGGCGGTGACGATGCTGCCCGAGTCGAGCGACGCGCGCGGCGCGGGCTCCAGCGCCGGCACCGGTGGGTGGCGACGACAGAACCCCGTGCCAGGCTCTTCAGCCAGGACGTCGTAGAAGCGGCAGGTTCGGCAGCGGTTCATGGGCCCCAGTCTACCATTGGCTCGACCGTAACCAGCACCGAACCTGGCCGGCGCACGTCACCAGACCAGCGGCCAGCTAGCAGCTGCACGTCAGCGTCGTCACGGCCGTTGGCCTCGAACACGCCGTCGAGCGCACCCTTGCACGCGGCGATGAGGTTGTCCAGGTCGCGCCGGCGGCGGTCAGGCGGTGTGAACACCAGCTGCACCGCTAGCGGCCCTGGTGGTAGCTCAGAGGCGACGAGAGCGGCACCTGCAGCTGCGCGCCGTTGTCGGCGCCGCTCGCGCGTCCGCGCGTGCACGTGCGCGCCGCTGTTCGGCATGCACGCGCGCGGCGGCCAGTCCAGTTCAACCTGCACGTGTCTGATCCTCCTCGCAGCGTCGCCGTCGTGCCCTAGACGACGGTTCTGTAGAACCGTCGCCCGTCAACGGGCTACGACCTAACGGCCCCAGCTGTAGCCCGTTGTCGCCCGTGACGGGCGACAACACCTTGTCGCCCGTGAGCTTGCAGCAAAACAGGCGACAAACCTCATCCTCGCCCGTGACGGGCGACAAACTGGGCCCCCACCACCCTCGCCCGTGACGGGCGACAATCAGACAGGTCTGGAGCATCACAGAATGCGCCCCTCAAGCCACTTGCGGCCGTGTTCGGTCAGCTTCAGACGCTGGTGCCTCCCGGTGCCGGCCACCTCAACCAAGTTCAGACAGTCCGTAGCCTGCAGATCACGCCACAGCATGCGCCACTGCGCCTGCGTCAGTTCACCGCAAGCTACGCCCTCAAGCTCAGTCGAACGGGCGCCGCGCTCGATCGCGACCAGCACCTCCTCGACCACCGCCTGCATGGGCTCAGGCACCACGTCAGGGTCGCTGCGCTCAGCCCACGGCACGACCACGCCGCCGGTCTCCATCTCGCCGTGCTGATCGAGCCCAAGCTCGACGCTGCATATCTCGAAGCTGATGGCCGGCAGCCGCTGCCAATTCTTGCACTTGACCGGCTGCACCTTGACCAGGTCACCGGTCCTCTTCCACGGCTCCTGCGGCGCCTCGCCGAACGCCTCAGCTGCGCTCTGTTTGCCGCCCCCGCCAGGCACCTGCGAGATGCGGAACTCGGCGTCAACTGCAGCGAGGAACGCGCTGTTGCCACGGCCGCGCGTGTCCTTGTCCTGGCCGCTGTGGTGCACAAACCCGACCAGGCATCGGAACGCACGCTGCAGCGCGCCAGCGTTCGCCATGGCCGCGCTCATGTCCTCGGTGCTGTCCTCCGATCCGCGGCCGTAGTTCGTCGCGAACGTGTCAACCAGGATCAGCACAGGCGCCGCGCCGAGCGCGTCAACGATGGCCTGCGCGTGCGCCTGCATCTGCGCCGTGTCGAGCAGCTGCGTCGGCGACGTGCTGAACACGACCGGCACCATCGCCGGGTCGATGCCGCGGATCGAGCACTCAGCTGCAAAGCGCGCAGCTACACCGCTACCGTCCTCGCCGACCATCACCGCGACCGCCCCGTGCAGGTGCACCGGCATGCCGTGCCAGCTGCTCTCTCCGCACGCCACCGCCATGGCCAGAGACAGCGCGACCAGGCTCTTGCCGGCGCCTGGTTTGCCGAACAGCTGCACCAAACCACGCCGCGGTAGGAACCCCTGAACGGCGAACTCAGCGGCCCCCATCCAGGCGCGATAGGCCGCGCCATCCATGTAGAGAGGCACAGAATCCGTTGCAGCTGCGCCAGATTCTGGGCCCGAATCTGTTGCAGCTGCGCGCAATTCGAGCCCGAAATCCGTTGCAGCTGCGCGCGATTCTGGCATCTCGGCGGGCATCTGCACGTCGTGCCAGTCCGCGCGCAACGGCGGCGGAGACGTCGCGTCGTCGCCAGCTAGCTCGCACAACGTGCCCCATCCTGGCCGGTGTTCGGGCGGGTCAACTGCAAAGCTGTTCCAGCGCTTCTCGGCGTCGTCTGCGTTGTAGTTCGGCGCGGTCGCGCTCCATTCATCCCAGACCTCGAACGGCGTGCCGAGCTTGAAGCAAGCCATGCCAGCTGCGATCCAGCTGTCGTGCGGGGTAGCGTCGATCTGGCCCAGCATATGCTGCACCTCACGGATCGTGCGCGGCACCTCCGACGTCGAGCTTGACTCGCGCTCGGGTCGTCGCAGTAGCTCGGCGAGCGGCGCCGGCGGATCGTCCGCGCGCAGCGAACTCCACTCGCGCGCGGTGTCGCCGACCACGTCGCCCGTCACCGTCAGGTAGCGACCGCTCGTGTAGCACTCGAGGTGCGCGCCGTTGCCGAACGCATTGCGCGACGAGCTACGCCAGTTTGTTGGCAGCACGCCTGCATAGATCTGGTGCACACCGTCGCGACCAGGCGAGCGCTCGGTGTATGTCGGCGGCATGCGCTTGAGCATCTGGCGCGCGCCGTCGAGCAGCCGGTCGCCGGCGCCGATCACGTGGTCGTAGTCAACCGCGACCAGGTCCTGGCCGTCGATCATCACGCCGAGGCACGCCACGCGGTCGTCAGCTAGTGCGAACGCGCAGGCCTCAGCGAACGTCATCCAGGTCGCCGGGTCCGTCGAGCTAGCTGCACCGCCGGCGTAGCCGTGCAAGCTCAGCGGCGCCTTCGAGCTAACCGTGCGGCCGTCTGCGCGCGCCACCGGACTGCGGTCGGCGCAGACCCAGACCCGCCGGCTGCGGAGCTCTCGCGGGCTATTGCGCGCGACACGGTCAACATCGTCGGTCGTGATTCGAGGCAATATGTCGAGCCTCGGGCCTTTGCGACTACCACCGGTAGTGCTATTCTGTTCCGCAGTCATTGGTTCTCCTTCGTGGAGGGCTACGCCGGCCGCGGGAGTGCACCCCCGCGGCCGGCGTCATTTACGGGCGAACGTGCCAGACTACCCCGACAGCTGATCGAAAAAAACTTTGCAAAAACTTCAGACAGGTGTGGACATCGTCCGACAACTGCTTAACGTTGTGGCCAACGGCCGACAACGACAGAGAACAAACCAGCGCGGCCCCTTTCACACGAGACTAGAACCATGAACGACACCGAACACTGCGAACACTGCGGCATTCACTGGGAGGAGACCAACTCCCAGACCCTCTACAAAATCGCCGGCCAATGGACCTGCGACGAGTGCACCTGTCCTTCCATCATCGAATCCCTCTAACTTACTTCCTAGGAGACTGATCCCATGGCCAACTCACACCGCTACATCTTCACCAACGCCCGCCGGCGCGCCGACTTCAACCTCGACAACGCCAGCGACGACCTGCAGACCATCGCTAGAAACTTCCCCACGCTGTTCGAACTGCTGGAGAAGCATTGCGCGACCTACAGTGGCGACGTCGTCGCCGAGTCCGTGATGGTTGCCGAGGCGACGCCTGGCGCCGCGCACTCGCATGCCGCTGCCGACCAGGGGCATGCCGTTTGCCGGACGCACAGCGCGCTGTGGCACTGCGAGAACGAGCGCCTCCCCTACGGCCTCATCAAGCGCTACCTGCGGGCCAAGTTCGCTCGCGACTTCGCCGAGCGCGCCGAACTGATCGCCGCAGCTGGCCGCGCTACCCTGCTGATCAACGACGCGATCTTCGACCACGGCGAGGAGCCGCTCAAGCTGCCGAAGCACGTCTGCGACATGCTCAACAGCAACAAGCTCACCGAGCAGCGCAGCACCGCGCAGCTTTACAAGTTCCTCGCCGGCGTCCGCAACGCGCTGCAGCGCGCCGCGCCGCTGACGGGCGGCTTCCGCCTCCACAGCACGGTCGTCGAGCACGCTGCGAGCGTCGCAGGCGTTGACCGGCGCGCCCTCCCGAGCCGCATCTTCCCCGACAACTGCGTCAACTCGCTTGCCGACGCCTGGTGCTACGAAACGCTGACGTTCCGCACGCGCCAGCTGCAGCGCGCTTACAAGGCCGCGGTCGCCGAGGCGTGCAATGCGGCGCTCGACGGCACCGTCAAGGCCATCAAGACCGCAGCTGCGAACGGCGAGCTTGACGCAGCTGCGCCAGAATCCGACGCAGCTGCGCCAGAATCCGACGCAGCTGGCGACGCAGCTGCGCCAGAATCCGACGCAGCTGGCGAGCAGCTGGCGCAACAACTCAAGGCCGCCGACAAGCGCAAGCACGAGCTTCAAGCCGAGCTAGCCGAGCTTGACGAGCGCATGCAGCAGCTGCAGGGCGCGACCGTCGCGTGCAACCTCGACGGCTCGAAGCTGACCGGCGAGAGCGTGCAGGCATACCTCGACCAGCTGCAGACGGCCGCTGACGCTGGCGCAGCTGCGCGAGCTACGCAGCAGCTGCTGCAGCGCGCCTACGACGCGCTGGACGCCGTCCAGGCGTCCACGGGCCAGACGCTGGCCGAACTGATCGACCCGGCGGAGCACGCCGATGATGCCGCCATCGACAAGGTCCCGAACCTGCTGGCTGACCTTTACGACCAGCTGTGGGCGATGGAGCGCGACGAAAACTAAGCCGGCGCTTGACACCCCCAGACACCACCCTACACTTTTCTGCTCACTCACTTCTGATTCAGTTATGACCCAATACACCGACGATAGATTCAACGGCCGCCCTACCACCCCGCTGCGCGTCTTCAAGCGCGACGGGACGGCGGTCGAGTTCGACACCCCGTTCGCCTCGCTCGCTGAGGCGTGCGACGTCCTGCGCGGGCTCGACAACGCGTTCGCCACGTCGCTGGTCAGCGCCGTCGAGAGCGTGCGCGGCCCGAGCAACAAGCAAGCTGCTTGGGTGCACAAGCTGGCGACAGAGGCCATCACGCCGCGCGCTCCGCGCGTCGAGCTTGACGCCGACTTGCAGCCCGTCGTGGCCATGCTGGAGCGCGCAGCTGACGCGCAGAAGCGCGCCCCGCGCATCGTGCTGGAGCGTGACGGCCAGCAAGTGCAGCTGCGCCTCGGCCGGCGCAGCGGCGAGCTTGGCCCCGTCAAGACGGTCAACGTGACCGACGGCCGCCCCTACGGCGACAACACCTGGTTCGGCCGGATCGGCCTCGACGGCCAGTTCACCGCGAGCCGCAGCTGCACGCCGATCGTGCTGCAGCTGCTGCGCGACCTTGCAGCTGACCCGGCCAAGGTCGCCGGGCAGCACGGCGTCGCCACGGGCAGCTGCTGCTTCTGCGGCCGCGCCCTGTCCGACAAGCGCAGCCGCACGGTCGGCTACGGGCCGATCTGCGCCGGCAAGTTCGGCTTGCCCTGGGGTGACACCAGCGCAGCTGACGCCGCCGACGCGGCGGCGAAGGAGGCGCTGTGATGCCTAGCTACTCCGAACTCAAGCGCCGCGCCGACGAGCAGGCGCACAACGTCGTTCACTACCTGAAGCTGTGGCGCGCCTACCCGACCCGCCGGCACTTCGTCATGGTGCTGGACAGCGCGGAAGCCTACAACCCGACGCGCGACGCCGCAGACACCTGGGAACACGAAGCGCAGCTGAAGCAGCTGCTGCGCGGCGGTCGCCGGTTCGTCTACAGCATCGGTCGCGTAGCTGGCGGTCGCGGCGACCGCCGTTGCCTGCAACGCTACTCGCTGTCGCCGCGCGGCCACGTTCGCGTGGCCTCGTTCCGCACGGGCAGCCGCAGCTGGACGAACGCTTACATCGTTCACACGCCCTACCGCCCCGCCCAACCGGAGGTGCTGTGATGTTGCACCTCTACGAGTTCGAGGGCGTGTTCGAGTGCGACCGCGCGATCGTGCTGGCGTCTAACCAGACGACAGCTGAGCAGCTGCTGCACGCGGCCAGCTTCGGCAGCTGGCGCAAGGTCTGGTGCATCGGCTCGGTCGATGCCGAGGACGCTACGCAGCGCATCCTGTTGATGATCGACGCGTCCAACATCGCTGACGGCGACGTCACAATCCGCGACGACCAGGGCAAGGTCGAGATGCCCGACTGGGAGGCAGTATGAGACTCACGCAGAAACAACGGCAGTTCATCCTGCAGTCTTGCCGGGTCACCCGACCCGGCGCCGATCTGATCCGCCGCGACGGCCAGTGGCTGGCCGTCTGGCGCGTCGAGCACGACGCGCTCGTTGACCCCGACGTCAAGGTGCCGCCAGCTGCGCGTTGGCGCGCGCAGGTCGTGGCGTCTGTTGACGCCGAGGGCGTCTACTGGAACGGCGTCGAGGGCCAGGGCAAGACCCGCGCCGCAGCTATCGCGGAGGCGCTGCTATGAGCAACGACGACAAGCCGCTGTCCGGCATGGATCAGATGGAGCTCTACGGCGCATGCGTCGCCATCGTGCTGCTGATCACCAGCCCGGTGTGGTTCTGGGACTTCTTACTGTGGGCCACGGAGCTAGCCCGATGAAGCCTTTTCACTACCAGCTAGCTGGCATCGAGTTCCTCGCCAGCCGCAAGCGCGCAGCCCTGCTCGACGAGCCGGGGCTGGGCAAGACGGCGCAAGCTCTCGAAGCTATCAACCGCCTGCAGGCCAAGCGCACGCTGCTGATCGTGCCGCTGGTCGTCGTGCCCAACTGGGAGCGCGAGCTAAGCATGTGGGCGCCGTGGGCCAGCTTCCAGCGGCTTAAGACCGGCAGCGCCAAGGTCGATCCCGACGTGTCGGTGGTTGTCTGCCCGACGTCGTTGATCAGCCGACGCAACAAGGTCGTCGAGCAGCTGGCCGGCCAGGACTGGGATGTCGTGGTCGTTGACGAGGCGCACCATTTCAAGAACCACGAGTCCGCGCGCACCGTCAACCTCTACGGCGGCGTCGGCATCGCCAAGCGCGCCGAGCACCTCTGGCTGCTGACCGGCACGCTCGTGCCGAACAACCCGTCGGAGGTCTGGACGCACCTGCTGCACCTGGCACCCGAGCGCATGACGCACAACGGCCGGCTGATCTCGAACTACGCGTTCGTTCAGCGCTACTGCGAGTTCGAGGAGACGCGCTTCGGCCGGAAGATCGTCGGTGCTAAGAACACCGCCGAGCTTCGCGACATCATCGACAGCTGCTCGCTGAGGCGCCTACAAGCCGCTGTGCTGGGCGATCTCCCGGCGATGCGTCGAGCTACCGTTGACCTACCCAAACCCACCAGGAAGCAGATGGCGCCGCTGACGGACCTGCTGGACCGGATGTCCGAGGAGCTACGCACCGACGTGCGGAAGCTCGACGGCGACGAGCTATTGCAGGTCTTCCAGCAGTCCGACAGCTTCAGCACCTACCGCAGGCTGTGCGGCGAACTCAAGACCGAGCTAGCTGCCGAGTGGCTGCGCGAGGAGCTTGACTCCGGCATGGGTAAGGTCGTCGTGTTCGCGCAGCACCGCGGCGTGATCGAGGAGCTAGCCGGCGCGCTGGCCGACTACGGCGTCGAGCAGATTCACGGCGGCGTCGGGCCCGACGCGCGGCAAGCTGCCGTCGATCGGTTCCAGCAGCAGACGACGTCGCGCGTCATCATCTGCCAGCTGACGGCCGCGTCCGTCGGCATCACGCTGACCGCGAGCACGAACGCCGTGTTCGTCGAGACCGACTGGGTGCCTGGCACCAACATCCAAGCCGAGAAGCGCATCCACCGCATCGGCCAGCAGCACCCGGTGCTGGTCCGATACCTACAGCTGGCCGACTCGATCGACCAGATCATTACCGAAGCCTTGGTCAACAAGACCGCCATGATTGCAGCCCTGGAGACAGCATGAAGACCCTGATGAACGAAGCCAATATGTTCCCGCTCCCCACGTCCACCCTCTGCACGCGGCTGGTCGTCGCGCTGTGCGCTTACGTGCAGCAGCACGGCAACGTCTCCGCTGCGGCCGACGAAATCGCGCGCGTCCTGCTCCACAACGCGAACATGCTCGACGAGGTCCGCAAGCTGCGGCACAAGTCGTTGATCGAGCCCGGCGAAAAGGCTGACGCATGGGCCGAGGAGCACGGGGTATCCACGGAGGGCCTGGGGGAGGGGTATCGCGCGTGGCTGAAGAAAGAACGCGAGTTCGGCTACAACCCGCGCTGGCACCAGCAGCTGTTGGGCGAGGCGCTGAAGGCTCTCAACACCCGTCCGGCGGCTCTCTACACCCGTGCGGCCGAGCCCGAGCAGGTGGACCGATGAACAGCAACGACCACCGCACCGTGCGCCGCTGGATGAAGGAGCTAGGCCGGCTCGGCTGGCGCTTCACCAGTTCCCGCAAGGGTTCGCACGTTATCGCCTTGGCCCCCGACGGCAGCGCCCGTATCGCGCTGGCCGCCGGCAACGGCCGCAACACAACCAACACCGTCCAGCACTTTAAACGGCTGGGCATTTCTCTCCGTTCTTGACACCGCCGGGCAGGTTCCTACAGTCCTGCCCCTAACCCATCAGACAGCTATGAAGATCTCGATAAACATCTCTCCTGAATCCCCTGACGAACTGGCGCGCGTGTTCGCGTTCATCTCCGGCCGCGACGGCGTAGAGCTCGCCCCGCTGGACGCCGCCGCAGTAGCTGAGGCGTCTGCCGCAGAGAACGCCGCGGCTAAGGCTGAAGAAGCAAAGCCGGCGCCGAAGAAGGCGCGCAAGAAGGCGACCAAGAAGGCCGCGCCGAAGAAGGAACAACCCGAGGCGGCGCCCGCACCTGTCGTCGAGGATCGTAAGCAGATCGAACTCGACCTGCGTTCGTTCGCCGCCGAGCACGGTATGCCCGAGCTTCGCGACGCGTTGAAGGCCGCGCAGCTGCCGCGCCTGCAGGACGCCAGCGACGACGACCTGGCGAAGTTCCGTGCGGTTCTCGACCAGCTGGCTGGCGACAAAGGGACGGAGCTTATCTGATGGCTGCCCACGCCAAGCTATCGCCATCCAGCGCGCACCGCTGGATGGTTTGCACGGCGTCGCCGCAGGCGTGCGTTGGCGCACCCGACGAATCGTCGGAAGCTGCAGACTTCGGCACGTTCTGCCACCTGGTGGCTGCGCTGTCGCTCGACAACGAGTGCGACGCAGACGTCTACATCGGCCGCCGCTCCGAGTGCGATCGTTTTGCGATCGACGCGGAGACGGCCGGCCACATCCAAACTTACCTCGACGCTGTTCGGTTCGCGCGTGACCTGCACGGTGGCACGATCGTCGCCGAGCAGCGCGTGCGCCTGACGGACGAGATCTGGGGCACAGCTGACGCCGCGATCCTGTCGGCTGACGGCAAGCATTTAACCGTTGTCGATTTGAAGATGGGCGCTGGTGTTTACGTCGCCGCCGACTCGGTGCAGCTGGCGATCTACGCCGGCGCTGCGGTTCGCACCTGGGATGCGGACAACGTCGAGCAGATCACGACCGCTGTCGTGCAGCCGCGCCATCACCAAGGCGAAGCCTGGCGCGAGCACACCTACAAACGCGCCGAGCTTGACCAGGTGATCGACGCCGTCACGACCGCCGCGGTCAGCACGCATATTGCTCCGAAGTTCCAGGCTGGCGACCACTGCATGTTCTGCCCTGTTAAGGCGACGTGTCACGCACGGCGTGAGGCGCGCCTAGCGGCCGCTCAGGAGGCGTTCGGCGCTCGACCTGCCCCGGACACGCTGACCGACGAACGCGTCGCAGAGATCCTCCTAGCGGCTTCAGACGTCAAGCGCTGGCTCGACGACCTGGAGGCTTACGCCCGCAAGCGGGCTGAGATGGGCAAGGGCTACCCAGGATTGAAGCTGGTGCAGAAGGTCGGGCTCCGATCTTTCAGCGACGAGCAGGTCGCCGAGGAGCACCTGCGAGGCCTCGGCGTTGACCCCTTGGCGACCAAACTGGTCAGCCCTGCCGAAGCCGAACGCCGGCTGGCCGCTGCGGGCATGACCAAGAAGCAAGCGAAAGCTAGTGTCGCCAGTTACACGCACAAGCCAGCACGCGGAACGCTGCTGGTCCCTGTCTCCGATCGTCGGCCGGAGATCTCGCCGACGTCTTTTAACCCTTAGTGAATCCTACGCAAAAATGGCTACTGAAGTAACCCGTATCCAGATCGTCACCGACCCCGTCCGTATCAGCTTCCCCTACTTGTTTAAGAAGCGGGAGATGAAGGACCAGGACGGCACCCGTCAAGCAGAGCGCGACCGCTACGAGTGCGTGCTGCTGATCCCGCCGAGCACCGGCGACGCCAAGAAGATTGCCGACGCGATGTCGAAGGCGATGGCGGCTAAGTTTGGCGACGATTGGAAGTCCGAGATGTCCGCCATGGAGATGGCGAAGCTCCCGCTTAAGAAGTGCTCCGAAAACAAGTGGTTCAAGGACCAGTTCGCGGACTGGCACTTCGTCAACAGCTGGTCGAAGGAGCGGCCGAACGTCGTTGACAAGGATTTTAACGACATCATCGACCCTGAAAAGGTATACGCTGGCTGCTGGTGTCGGTTCCAGCTGACCCTACTTGCATGGGAGTCGAAGAAGGGCGGCAAGCTCTGCCTCGTCTCACTTGACAACGTGATGTTCGTTGCCGACGGCGACCGCTTGGGCGGGGGCAAGAAGTCAGCCAAGGAAGGCTTTGGCGACAAGCTCGAACTCAAGCTGCCCGAAGAACTCAAGGCCGCGGGTGACGCGGCTTCTGACGACGAAGGTAACGACTTGTTCTGATCCACCTGGCGGCGGGGGTTCCAGCTGCGGTTAGCTCTAAAGCTGGCACGCTGACCATCCCTATCCCCCGCGTGTTTGACCGGCCCCCGCCGCCTTTTTCCCATGGCTTACGAACTCGATCCCGTCAACGATTGGCTAGTGCTCGACGTCGAGACGGCCTCGTTTCTCGACATCCGCAACGTCACCGCTGACGTCTACGCCGAGCACGACAGCACGCACGTCTACCTGGCAATGATGTGTGTGCACCGTGTCGGTGCAGCTGGCGGCGCCGCTGACGGGGAGATCGACGCCTGGCGCCCCGGCGCCCGTTTGCCGGGGCGCATCGAACGGTTCATCGAGCGCGGCGGCCGTGTTGTCTGCTGGAACGTCGGCTTCGAACGCGCGATCCACAGGCATATCCTAGAGCCTCATTATGGGTGGCCGGCCATCGAGCCTGAGCAATGGCGCGACGCCCAAGCGAACGCTGTCTCGTCGTCGCTGCCCGCCAAGCTAGACCACGCCATGCTAGCTGTCGGGGACGAGGTGCTTAAGAAAGACCGCCAAGGTGCGCGCTTGATGAAGCGCATGACACTGACGGAGCCTTTGCCTGGTGGCGGCTGGCGGCGCCCACACGAGACACCAGAAAACGTCGGACGTCTTGAGCGCTACTGCGCCATGGACGTGATCACGACGGCGACTGCTTATTACCGCCTGCCGGCGCTGACTCCGACGGAGTTCCTGGTGTGGCGGTGCGATCAGGACATCAACGAGCGCGGCGTCTACATCGACGCGGATCGCGCTCGTGCGATGTCGCAGCTGGCGGCGAAGCGCGAGCGACAGCTAGTCGCGCGGGTTCAAGCGCTCACGGGAGGAGAGCTCGGGGGCGTTAAGGGTCACCCCGCGTTTCGTCGCTGGCTTTTTTCTAAAGGTTTGGTCGGGGAGACCGACAGCGTTGACAAGGCCGCAATCGAAAAGCTGCTAGAGCGTGACGACCTACCGGCCGACGTGCGTGAGGTCTGCGAGATCCGGCAGGAGACCGGCAAGCTGACGTCCCTAGCCAAGCTCAAGCGGCTTCCTGACGTGTTGTCTGGTGACGGCCGGGCTCGTGGTCTGTTCGCATACCACGCCGCGCACACGGGCCGCTGGAGCTCACGCGTGCTGCAGCTGCACAACCTACGGAAAGATCGACGGCCGCGCGCAGTGCAAGACCTGTGCGGTCAAGCCATCGACGACGTCGACCTCGACGCGCTGGACGTTTTGTGGGCGCCGCTTGACGCCCTGTCGCAGAGCCTGCGCTCGCTAGTCTGCGCTCCGCCTGGTAGTGACCTCATCGCTGCGGACTACTCAGCTATTGAAGCTCGCGTCCTACCGTGGCTGGCCGGCGACGAAAGCAAGCTCGACCTGTTCCGCGACGACATCGACATCTACGTGCGCGCTGCAAAGAACATCGGCAGCGACAACCGCCAGCTGGGCAAAGTGCAGGAGCTTGCGCTTGGATACGGCATGGGGCCGCTCAAGTTCGCGACCACCGCAGAAGCATGGGGTGTGCCGCTAGAGCTCAAAGAAGCGCGCCGCATCCAGCAGGCATGGCGTAAAGCGAACCGAAACGTCGTCGATTTCTGGTTCGACCTGGAGTCGGGCGTCCGCCGCGTCGTCGAGGATGGCGGCTGCGTGCGCGTAGGTCCGTTAGCCATTTCGCACACCGGGTCCGCGGTAACCATTCGGCTGCCGAGCGGGCGCCACTTGTGGTATCACCACCCCCGCGTCGAGGTCAGCGAGAAGGTCGTGCCTGTCGTCCGAGAGAACGGAACAGTCGAGCACAAGACGTTTGAAGTGCCGGCTATCACGTTCCTCGCTGCGGGTCCAGCAGGCATGCGCGAGGAAGAAACCTACGGCGGTAAGCTGGCCGAAAACGTAACCCAAGCGGTCGCGCGCGACTGCCTGGCGCACGCGTTGCTCAAGCTGCGCGGCACTATCTACCTCCCCGTCCTACACGTTCACGACTCGATCGCTACCGAGGTGCCCGCGGGCACCGGCGACGTCGAAGAGTTTGAGCGTTTAATTTGCACACTACCAGCCTGGGCGGATGGCCTCCCGCTTGTTGCTGAGGGATACCGAGGCCGCCGATTCCAAGGATGAACACGACCACCAAGTTTGCCGAGCTCGTCGACCGGGCCGCCGTCTACAACCGCATCGAGACAGAGCCACCAAAAAGCCGGAGCTCGATGGCTCGCGACATAGGCATCTCTCGCGCTCACTTTTACTCGCTGATGGGCGGGAAGCACCGACCGCTACCCCACATCCAAGCGCGCCTGGTCAAGGGTTTCACCCGCATGACGGGGTTAAAGCCTGGCACTGTCCGGCGCTGGCTAGAATCTGATTGGGCGCTGCTCTAGTCGAGCCGATAAAACAGAAACGTTTGGATCGGGTTTGTCTGGCTGAAATTATCAAGCGCAGACGGGGGCCAGTGGTTTCCGCCGCCGGTGTAGAGGTAGCAGTCAAGCAGCAGCGGTGAATATGCAGCTAGCGACGCCGGCGCGTAAGGCTGCCACACCCACGGCTCTCGCGGCGTCAGCACCAGGTAAGCTGGTAGCGCGTAGCTGAACGGGAAGAACTCAGAGTGCACGTCGAACTCGACGACCAGGCCGTCGTCGACTCGTGTCAGCACGGCGCGCAAGCCGGCCGCGCTTGGCTCAAACTCTAAGCGCACGGTGAAGCCGCCGTAGCTTGTGCTGCCGTAGAGCAAGCCGACAAGTTCTTGCTCGTATTGCGGCAGCGGTGCGGGCGCTGACGCCGTCACGGTCGTGCGCTTAGTGCAGCCGGCTAGCGCCAAGAGTGTAAGTAGCAGGCTGGCTTTCATCTCAGCGGCGCCCCGTGATTACCGATACGCCTTGCGGCTCGACCTTCTCTTCGTCGAAGAGGTTAAAGCCGCGACGAGCGCGCTGCGTTACGACGTGCAGCGGGATGCCGACAATCTTTGCCGCTAGCTCAAGCGCGTCGAGCACGTCGCTACGATCAGCATCGTCGGCCAACAAGTTCCGCGCTGTTCGTCCGATCTGGTTAATGATGGCAATCGCTGCCGGGTCCGGCATTCGTTGCTGATACTCGAGCCCGCGCGAAAGCTCAGGCACTACGAGCGGGATGCCCTGCGCGGCGACCGTGCCGGCGAACGCGCCGACGGGGCCAAGCGCTCGCGGGATAGCTAGCGCGGTCATCAGCAACGGGTCGACCAGCCAGGTATCGGTCGCGTCCTTGTCTTCCTCGTCGCCGCGCAGCGCCGTCGCGATGAGCTCGCCGATGTAGAGCGTGAAGAAACCAGCCATGGCTTCTTTCGACATGATCACGCGCAGCACCCACGCCGCGCGCGTGCCGTCGTCAGCCCGCTTTTGCAGCGAAGCTCGGCGCATAGCCGACGCGCGCATCGAGCCGAGGGACAGGAACCAGGACAGGAACTGCGTCCACATCTTGGCAAAGCGGCCGCCCTTTTCGACCTTAGCCATGGACGTCACAGCCGTGTCGGCTTGCGTCCGGCGCACGGCACCGTCGGCTGCGTTGATCGCTTCGCGTTCGCCCTTGCCCTGGTCGATAGCTTGCGCGTAGGCCCCGCGCCAGACGATCAGGTCGACAGGCTTCTGGATGATCTCCTGCATCCAATAGGTGTTCTTGGCTAGCCAGCGCTGGGCTTCTTTAACGGACTGGAACTTGCCGGTCTCGACCAGTGACAGCACCTGCTGCTGCATCTCGAACGCAGACACGCCGAGCTTGTGCCTGGCCGCCATAAAGGGAGAGACCTTGTAGATCTCGGACTTGGTGTGCCCGCTGCCCATGCCCTCGGCCAGGTAGCGCCACTTGACCTGGCCGGACATGCCAGCGAGCAGCACGCCGGTCATGCCCTGCAGCGAGTTAACTACGTTGCCGAACATTGCAGCGGCGCCGTAGTTCGAGCGCAGCTTGTCGACGAAGTCGAGGCCGTCGAGCATGTCGGCTCCGCGCGCGGCAACCAGCGTGCTCGACAGGGTAGCGGCGGTCTCCATCAGCGGATCGAGCACGTTCTTGTAGATGCCGGGCGCCATGCGCTCCAGCAGCTTCGAGAACTCGTCGTTGCGGAGCAGGGTCGCAACCTTCTTATGCGCCGGCCCCATCTGCGCGAAGATGATCGACTGCCGGAAGTGCAGGATCTGGTTGATGGGGTTGATGTCCAGCGGATCCGGGTCGTCCTCGTCGACGCGGTCTTTGGTGTGGCCCTTGTTGATCGTGGCGATCGAGCGCTGGAACCCGAGTAGCGTGTCTTGCTCGTTCCGCTCACCCTTCGGCGAGCGCAGCTGCGGATCGCGACCCGCTGGCACGTAGCCGCCGGCGACGTTAACGACGGTCCCGTCTGCCATGGTGCGCGTCTTGAGGATCGGCATGCCCTTATCCACTAGCGACATCCGGCGCCCGAGCATGTCGACGTGCGCCTGCTGCGTCATCGGCAAGAGCTCGTCTTCGTAGATGTCCCAGACGCCCTGGCAGAACTCCCAGTCGGCAGCGGTGATCACGCCGGCCTCTTCCCACTGGCGCACCTGCTCCCACCAACGCGCGGAGTTAATGCTGCCGTCCGGCCGAAGCTCGGCCCAGCCGAAGCCAAGCAACAGCCGGCGGAGGTTCGATTCGTTGCCGCAGTGCAGGAGCATCCCCAGGACGTCCAGCTTGCCGTTCTCCAGCACGTCGGCGTCCTGGGTCTGCTTGCTGCGATCGCGCAGCAGAGGCTCTCCTGTGGCGTCTACGCCGGTCGCAACGGGCCGGCTCAAGTCTCGGTTCGACCCGACCTCGTCGCGCACGGTCTGCAGTAACGGGGCCAGCTTTTCGATCACGGCCGCCAGGTGGATCTCGACCTGGTCTTCCGCGTTGCGAAGGGGGACGAAGATCAGCTGAGACAGCAGACCTTGCTGGTCGCCGTCGAGCGCGTAGAGCAGCTGCTCAGTCCGCTGGGTGTTGTAGTTCCACTGGCGGATCTTGCCCTTAATCTTTTCGCGCGCCGTCGTCGGCGCCTTGCGCGAACGCTTAGGCGTCATCTCCGCTTCAACCTGCTCGCGCAGCTGCCGGATGATGTCGTCGAGCTCGGCGACCTTGCCTTCGAGCTCAAACATGCGAGCCCACTTGCCCTGCATCAGCACGCCTTCGACGTATTCGAGCGACTCCATGGCCTGCTCGACGGACTGATCCATCAGCTGGCCATCGGTCGAGACGACCATACGCATGTCGCTGTCGGCCTGCTCCAGCATCTGTCGTTCGGGCGAGTCTTCTGGCAAGTCTTGCCAGGCAGGACCCTGGTTGCGAACGCCGGAGCCGACTTCGACGCCGATCATGTCCAGCATCTGACGCGCAGTCTCGACGACGGCGCCGCCGTAGGACTTGGCCAGTTGGTCTTCCGCTTTGCCGCTTCGCGGCTGGAACCGCAGGCGCTTCTGCAGCTTGTTCGACTGCTTCTCGATCGCGTTGCGAGCGTCCGTAGCCTGCTCTGCCATGGCGCGGAAGTAGAGCGCGGTGCGTTGGTGCTTGGCCATGGCCTCGACGTCGCCGCGGTTGGCCGCGGCCAGGCGCTCTGACGCCTGGGCCTGCTGGGTAAACTTGCGAACCAAGTTCTTGCGGCCAAACAGTTCTCGCGTTGTCAGCTTGCCGACGTCGACGCGTGCAACCTCGCGCGCCACCCGCACCATCTCTTGTGTGCGGCGACGCTCGGAGAGCGGCTGCTTCTCCATCATGCGAAGCTCGGCCGCGCGCAGCCGGATGATTGCTTCGTTCGTCATAGCCGCGTCGATCTCGAACTGCATCTGCGCGGGGTCGGCCAGGTGCGGCACTTCGGCAAGCATGCGCTCGTCGGTGCGATCGTTCACCATGTCCTGCAAAGCCTCGCCGGCGGGGTCGCCAGGCAGGCGATACTTGACGCCACCAGCTTCGACCTCGACAGCCTGCTTCTTCTCGCCGATCATTTGCCGGCGCATCGCATCGAACATCACGTCGGCAGAGCCGAAGCCGTTCTGCCTGGCGAAGCGCTCGACGTCGACGATCTCGGCCTTGTCGGGGTCGGTCGTCCGGTATTGCTCCGGCACTCGGGGGTCGTCGGTCAAGAACATGCGTAGGCGCTTGCCCTTCACACCCTCGGCGCCGCGCTGCGCGACGGCGACGCTCTTCTTCGCCTTCTCGATCGCCTTGTCGACGCGCTTGATCTCGCCGCGCATCGCCTTGAGTTCTTCGCGCGCCGCCTTGCGAGCCTTCTCTAGCCCTTCGATCTTTGACTCTGCCGTGCGGATGTAGTCCAGGCTTTCGTCGATGCGGGTTGACTGGTCGCCGCCCGCCTTACGCAAGAGCCGAAGCCCGGCGCGCACCTCGGCAATGCCCTTGCGCTGGTCGGCGATCTGGGTAGCCGAGTCCGTAATAGTTGCGTCGAGCGCTGCCTGGCGGTCGGCGAGCTCTTGCTTGTTCGCCGTCTGCTCCTTCATCAAGAGATACAAACGGTTGAGCGCGCCTTCGAGCCGTGCCTGCAGCGACGAGCGGTCGACGGTGCCGTCAGCGTTCAGGAGTTCGCCCGTGCTCATAAAGTGCAGCAGCCGGCCGAGGCGATCACCGCTGGCGATCCGCTGGCGCTCTTCAGCTTCGCGCTTCCGGCGCTCGGCGCGGCTTTCGCGCTGCGCCTTCCGCATCATCCGGCCGCGCATAGTGCGGAGCTTCTTGAGCTCAGAGAGCAGCACCTCGCGGAGCTTCTCCTTTGCCTCGTGCTCGTGCTCAAACACGATCTCCTGCAGCAGGATCTTGTCGAGCTCGTCTAGGTCGTCGGTCTGGTCCGCACGCAGCAGCCGGCCGATGGCCTCTTCACGGAGGCGGATCTCGATCTCCTCGTCGGCGGCGAGCCACCGGTCGAACACGTTACGGACGTCGTCGGTCAGCGCCGGCAGCTGGGCCCCCTTGCCTGTCGCTTCGTCAAACGTCTCGGCGTAGTAGTTCGCTGCGATGACGTCGCGGACTTGGCGGTAGATCCGCACCATCCACTTAGACATCCGGCGAAACACGTCCTTGAGCGCAGCGTTCGGCGCCTTGCCCTCGAACATGTAGGTCTCGAAGTTGTAGGCGACCTTCTCGTGCAGCTTGCGGCGCTTCTCAAGGCCCGACGTTAGGTAGTCTTCAAGACTGCTAAACTCGCCTTCACCAAGCTCGTCGAGAATAGTCTCCATGTCCCGCAGCTGCTGCGGGCTGGCGACGCCGGCAAGCGCCATCTTGGTGTCGAGCTCAAAGAAGAAGTGCGCGAGCTCGTGCACCATCGTGGTCGGGTCGTGCTTCTTCCCGAGAATGATCTGCATCGACTCGGGGTCGAACTCGCCGCGCACTTCGCCGCCCTGCTGGCGCAGCATGCTCGGGTCGTTGGGGTCGAACGTGCCCTGGTTACCGGTAGCGGATTTAATCTGCGTTGGCTCAAATACTGCGATGCCCCCGCTGACATCGTCCACGATCCCGTCAAACCCTTCAGCACGGACCTCAGCGTCAAGCTGACTAAACGCCTCGGCACGCGACGCCCCCGCGTCCATTTTCTCTTGCGCTCGCTTGGCGTAGACGTCTGCGCTGATTGGTTTCTGGACGGATAAGTAGACAGGGTAGACTTGCGGCGCGTCGCCTCGGCCCGTCATTTGCGCGAACTCGGCGCTGCTACTAGCTGCCTCGCCCGTGTCGGCAAAGTAGAACTTGCGCGGCCCCCAGCCCATGCCGCGTTCCATGCCCTCAGCGTCTGTCGCCTTCAGAATGTCAAACCGATCGAAGCTACGAGCGCTGCCGTGGTAGACCCTTCGCGGCTGGCCGTTCTCGTCGACGACCTTGCTGTCGCCAAACCACGCGCGGAACTCCGGCGTCTCGGTCTGCGGTAGCCCACCCTGACGAAGCGTCGTGCGGCCGGCGCCGCCGACGCGCGTTGCCTGCATCGTGCCGGCCGGCGCCCGCACCGGGCCCGGCGGCGGGAATAGCCGGGCTACTCCGCGGTTGCCTGCGAGCTCATCTGCGCGCGTAGGTGCGGTCTCAGCTGCCCCTTCTTGTTGAACATCGACGCCAGCATCTGCTCTGCCTCCTCGCTGCTCTGGTCCTCGGACAACGTCTCCGGCGTCACCAGGGATCGGACGTTCGCTACGGTAGGTGCGATGCCCATCCGTGATAGCTCCGCCAGAACCGGGGGCAATCTTTGTCCAGAAGGGGCCGGCGAGGTCGCCGCCGCGGGCTTGCGCGCGCTTGAAGATTTCTTCGACTGCTTGGGCATGGGTGAGTTCTCCCGACTCGTGACGGTTCCAGGTGTCGCGAACCTCGGCGACGAACGCCTTGTCGCGCTTCATCGCTGGGGTAAAGATACCACGAACAGCCTCCCAGGAAATGGACTGCATCTCGCGAGGCAGCACGCCGCGTGCTTCCGCGGCGCGCTTTACGGCTTCGTGGTAGAGCCAGTAGGTTCCCTTAAGCCCGAGCTTGCCGTCAGTAGCCGTGCCAGAACCGGCCAGGTTGTGGGACACTTCGTAGGCGTTACCGCCTAGCGGAAGCAGCAAGTTAGCTGCGACCTGGTGCGTGTCGGCCGTAACGAACGGGATGTCCGAGTTCGGGTCGAGGATGTTGTGGTAGAAGTTGCGGACCTTGTGCTGATCGCCGAGCGCCAGGTGCAGGTTCGAGATATCCTCGTAGACCGCGAGCGCGTTCATTGTTGCGCCGAGGCTCTTCCAGCCGATCTTAAGGTCTTCCCCCTTGCCTGTCTGCACGAACGACAAGAGGTCGCCTTCCGGCGCGATCTCGCGAAACGCTTTGCTGTTGTTGAACTGGTCGAACGCACGGATCCAAAGCGCTTGCGCCCCGCGCTTACCCTGCAGCTGGCTCAGGGTCTTGCCCTTCATCTCAGCGTAGAGCGCTTCATTGGCTGCCGACCCCTTCACCCATTCAGCGGCCCAAGCGTCCATCTCGGGCGTCAGCTGCTCGTTGGAGAAGTGCGTCATTGCGTCGAGCACGCGTTCGACGTAGCTGACGTTCATGCGCCAGTCCGCTTGCGGCGACATGACCGCGAGCATGCCTGCAGCTTGAGGCAGCGAGATGCCGTAGCGCGACGCAAACTCCTGCGCCATGCGGTTTGCCCCGTCATACCAGAGCCGGCTACGGAGCCGGATCTCAGGCGGCACGGCGTCGAACAGCGCGTGCAGGTTGCGGACCATGTGCCCGATAATCGACTCGGCCTGCTCGTCGAGCGTGTCGCCGGTAACGACCACGCCGTCGTAGGTGCGCTGAGTAACGGCTTTCCCGCTCTTTGTCTGCGTAGCTTCACGCGCGGAAAACAGGTTGACGTTGGTCTGCTGCTGCTTGGCGCTGCCTGACATGGCGCGCTCCTTCAGCGGCAGCTGCACGTCGGTCGGGTCCGCTGCCTCGCCGGCCTTGCCCGTCGGCACGGTCGTCGTCAAGACTTGCCGGAACTTCGTCGACGTCGCCGGCGCGAACTGAACCTGCCGCTGGGTGCCTTGCATGAAGAAAACGAGGTTGGCGCGATCGCGCGGGCCATCAACCTCTTCGCCTTCAAGCAAGAGCAGACCCTTGTCGTAAGGTATGGCCCGGCGCATCTCCGGCGTATACGAGCCGCGGAGCTCGGTCAGCCGGGCTTCGGCTTCGCCCGCCGTCCGCATATACAGATCGTCGGGGTCTTCCTTGAAGATGCGATCGAGCAGCATGTTGAGCTCGCGCCTTGCCACGACAAACGCTTCGTAGTGAGCAGGCAACGGCACCGGGGCCCTGTCGATCTCTATCTCCCGGTTGCCGATGTCCTCTAGGGTCCTGTTGATCGACTCTTCTATTTCCTTGCGCTCTTCTACTACCTCGTCGATCAGCCCCTCGTTCTCGCCTTCGCGGCGCATGTTCTCTTCTTTGCGCGTCAGGATCTCACGCTGGATCTGAAGATCGGCAAAGTAGGCGAGCGTTTGGAAGTCGCTGGTGCTTAGTGCCTCGCCCATCTTGGTCGGGTTGTCCGCGTCTACGCCTAAAAACGTGTCCCAGAACTTTCGCACTTCCGCCTCGAAGTGCATTTCCGTCCGCATGTAGTTGTCCGACTTGCGGTCGAGGAAAGCGAAACGATTAGCGCCGCCCGGCGTGCCGCCGGCGAAGCCTTCGATCTCTTGAATCGCATGCTGCACCTCGTGCAGGAACGTCCTGCGTAGTTGACCGCCCGCCGGCATGCTTGCCGGAGAGTCATCCTCCACGACGTGGACGATCTCGTTTTTCTCTTCGTCATACCAACCGCCGACGCTCTCGTTGCCGTCGAACACGCGGTTGGATTCTTCTCTGTCGACGACGCGGAACTGCATCGACTTGAGTTGTGGGTAGGCCGCGAAAAGTTCAGGGTGGTAGAACACGTCTTTGAGATTGACGGACTCTCCGTTCGCTTCAGGGATTTCATCCTCGAACACGTCGGCGTCCTTGTCGTTGATCTCGTAGCGCGGCTTGCCTTCAGGGCCGACAAACCACCCAGTGGCCTCGTAGATCTCGTCCGCGCTCGCGCCGGCTTCGGCCATCTGCACGGCCTGCTCAAACGCGGGCATGTCGGCGGTCTCCGACCGGGTGCCGGCGAACTGGCGGAACACCGTCTTGACGTCGTAGTCCTCGGGCTTGGCGATCACCAGGTTGTCGGCGTCGATGCCCATGTCGGCGAGCAGCTGTGACGGCAGCACCAGCGTGCCCTTAGCCATCGAGGCGTGCTCGGCTCGGACGCGAAGACCGGCGACCGCGAGCGCTGCCGAGTCGCGTGCGGTTTGCTTGTTCCGCACGCCGGCGTCGAGCGCGTTCTGCGTGAGCTTTTCGAAGAGTTGCTCGGTGTCGACGTCGACCTGGTCGCGCAAACCGTCGGCGGCTTTCATGCCTTCGCGCAGGCGCTTGGCCTCGGCGTCGATCCGCTCCTTCATCGCCTTCGACTCGGCGATCGTGTAGTCGTTTGCGCTCGGCTTGATGTGCTCGAACAGTCGGTCTTGGAGCTCGGTCTCAGCGACCTCGCCGAAGAACTTGGCACCGTCCAGCACGACCGTCGGCTGCTGTTCTTCCGACTTGTCTAGCTGCTCAGTTAGACCGGGGAACACCTCCTCGACTTCCTCGACGGTCAGCCCGGTGTCGTCGAGCGCCTTGGTAAACTCCGCGCGCGGAATGTGCACCTCGCCCATTTTGGTGCCGCGCCAGTGCTTGCGAAGAAGCATGACCATCCGGCTGCTGCTGCGCTGTCGCAGCTTGCTGTCCTTCAGGTTCTCCTTCACTTCTTGATACGCCGTCTGCTGCTCCTTCGCGTGCCGCACGCGCTTCATTTCTGAGAAGTGCTGCAGCGTTGGGCCGAACTGGCTGACCAGGCCAACGCCCATAATGGCTTGCCCCGCGGTCGCCGTCGAAAGCTCCCACATGTCGGACAAGAACGTCTCGTCGTTGAGCGCGGTCTCGATCGGGAAGATCTCGCGGACGTCTTCGAGCATTCGCTTCGCGACGTCGCCTTCAAGTGTGATCATGCCGTCAGAGTCAAGGAACTCGACCGGCCGCCCGGTAACGCGCTTGAAGACGTCCGGCGTCACGCGCACTTTGCCGTCTTCCTTCACGACACGCCCACCGCCAGGCATGTTAATCACGGCGTTCGACATCACCTCGTTCATCTGGTCGCGAGCTTCTGTCGTCTTCTTGCCGAAGTATTCAAAGAGCGCCGTCACGTTCTCTTGCGACACTTCTTGCCCGAGCTCCGATCCCAGCGACATCAAGCCGCGGCCTACGGTCTTGCGCCACGCACGCGTAGCCGTCCGGCTATCAAGCGCGTTACCAAGCAAGCGCCGGGTCAGCCCGGTGCGGTTAGCCAGGTTGCGAGTTGCGGCGCCAAACGGCTTGGCAAAGAACGCCAACGTGCCCATCTCGATAGCAGCGTTGATCAGACCGGCAGCGTGTGAGTTCCGGCGCGCGACGTCTTCGGCGATGCCGGCTTCTTTGTATTGCTGGTAGGCCAGGCCGCCTTCGAGCTCGTAGGTGTGGTAGGCCGCGGGCACGGCGCCGGCCAAGCCAATCGCAATCGGCACCAGCGCCGGCGCCGCCGGCGGAATGAAGGCTGCGCCGATCGACGCGCCGATCGCGACGCCAGTTTCCCAAATCGCCATTTGGGAAATCGTCTGGCCAGTCATGCCCCAGAAGGTGTCGACGTGCCCGAGGTCTTCCATGCGCTTCGCCAGGCGCATGTAGTTCTCTTTCTCTGCCTCGGTGCGGAACGTGCCGCCTTGGTCGCGCAGCTTGTTAGCTGCTGCGGCGAGCTCCTCCATGATGTTCGCCGACTCCCAACCAGCCGACCACTGCTCAAGCCAGGACAGCTTGTCGAAGTCGTCAAGCGCCAGCGCAGCGAAGGTAGGGTCTTGCATCTGACGCCAGAGAATCGGGTAGTTCTCTGCAGTCTTGGCTTCCTGCATCTGCTGCACGGCCAGCAGGCGGCGCGCGTTCTTGATGTTTGCGCGGACGGTCTCGGCGTCGAGCCCAAGCTCGATGCTCAACCCTTCGGCCTCGGCCATCTGTTCGACGTCCTGCTCCGGCATCGCACGCAGCTGTTCGATTAGCGCGCGGTCCTTCGCCATCTGCTCGCGCTCGAACATCAGCTGCAGCGCGGGCGAGACCTCGATCTCGGGGCCCTGGATGCCGGCAGGGTCGACCGGCCAGGAGCCGACGTAGCCGGGGTCAAACGGGTTCTTAGGCTGCTGCGAGTAGCGCGCGAAGTTGGAGAAGTCGGTCATCTTACCAGTTGAACGGAGTCTTCTGCTGCTCTCGGATCATATCTTGCTGCTTTGCGCTCACCGGTTCGGGCGTCACAGGATCTGCCTTGGCGTTGCGGTAAGCCTGAGCTCCGCGCAACAGTCGGCGCATGACAGTTTCGACACGGGTTTCATCCACCGCGTCTGGTCCGAGCTCGGCACGTAGGCGAAGCTCGGCCATCTCGCGCGCTAGCGCGGCGCGCGCTTGCGGTGTGGCCAGCGTTGCGATCTCCAGCGCTTCGACGTCGCCAGCAGCCGAAAGCATGTCAGCGACCTGATACTTCCGCAGGTTGGACCCGATCAAATCGCGGCTGCCGCCTTGGTATTCCGCCGCCGCTTTCTTAGCCTCCGCCAACGTAGTCGGGCTACCCAGCTGCAGCCACAGCGCTTCGGCCCGTTGCGCCGCCTGCCGCCGCGACGGCGCTTGTCCCTGGTTGCTCTTCTTCAGCTGCTGCTCGGCAATCATAACGAGGTGCCCCCGCACCGACATGCTGATGTCGGTCGGGTGCAGCTTGCCGGCGACGGTGAGCCCTTTGACGCCGGCGAGGATCCCTGGCTTTAAGCTACGCAACGCCGCGCGCGGCACGACCGTTTCGTCGCTGTAGCGGTAAGTGCCCTCGCGCAGCTGAGACTCCAGCCAGTTGCGCTCGTCGTCAGCTGTGGGCTCGCGGCCGAGCTTGTCAGGGCTCAGGTCGCGGTTCATCTCGCGAACCATGTCGTCGACGACCATCGGATCGAGCGGCTGTGCTAGATCGCCGTTGACGTGCGCCCACACCGAGCCGCCGAGCCGGGCCTTAACCAGGTCGCCTTTCCGCAGCCGTCCCTTGTCGTTGGGCTCCAGACCGTGAGCTCGCCGGATAAGGTCGATTGCAGTGCCGCGCTGCTCGTTGGTCAAGCCGACCAGCTGGTGCAGGTTCTGCGGCACACCCTTCTTGTCCAGCGGGAACCTGTTCTTGATCTCCTCGTAGTCTTGCGTGTGCTCGGCGTATTGCAGCCCGACGTAGAGCGCAGCCGCTTCCTGTTTGCCTTGGGCGGTCGTCAGCTTGCGGAGCATGTCGCGACCTTCTTCGCTAGTCCCTAGACGACGCACCTCGTCGGGGTGCTGCTTGCGAAGATTGTCCAGGGTCGTTGTTGGGTCGTCAGTAAACGCTTTCTCTACCACGGCAAGGTCGCTTGCGATGGCCTCCTTTTCGCGCGCTCGCACGTCTGC